CGTCACGCCAGCGGAGGCCGACACCGCGCGCGTCCTGTCGTTCAAGCTGCGCGACACCGGCAAGGACACCGTGCTGGAGTGGCTCAACGACAAGGGTCTGGTACTGTCGCACGTCAACCCCGAGGGCTGGATGGGCATCGTGTGCCCCAACAACGTCGAGCACACGGACGGCCAGATCGGAGCCCGCTACAAGCCTCTGGACCGTTCGTTCTGTTGCTACCACGGCCACTGCGAGGGCTTCAATACGCAGGCGTTCCTGTCGTGGGTCCACGACAACGGTGGCCCGCGCGTCTCGCCAGGTCTGCGCGACGAGTTGCTAGCGGCGCACATGCAGTCCACGCTGTCCAAGCTGTCGCCTACCAAGGCGTTCCCTGACGAGGCCACCCGCGTCATCGAGGAGGTCAACCGCAAGGAGGTCGGGCGGGTTGACAAAGCGGGTTGGTATGAACGGTTCGCCTACGTTGTGGAGGACGACGCCTACTTCGACATGGATGCCCGCACCGAGATCAGCCGTGGGTCTTTCAACGCCATCTTCCGACACGTCAACTGCAAGTCGATTCATATGAGCGGCAAAAGCGCCCGCCGGATCGAGGCCAGCGTCTGCTATGATGAGAACCGCAGCGCCGCTAACGCCCGCCTGTTGCGCGGCATCACCTACGCTGCGGGCGATGGCGTGCTGGTGTCGCGTGACGGCGACGTGTACGGCAACCGTTGGCGCGACGCGCGCCCTGACTTGACCGGCGTGGCCGCTGGCGACGTGTCCCGATGGCTGGACCATTGCCGGGTGCTAGTGCCTGAAGAGGCCGAGTTGAACCACTGTCTTAACGTGATGGCGTTCAAGCTCCAGAACCCGCGCGTCAAGATCAACCACGCCGTCCTGCACGGCGGCGACGAAGGGTCCGGCAAGGATACCATGTGGGCTCCGGCCATCTGGGCAGTTTGCGGTCCAGGTCTCAAAAACCGGGGTCTGGTGGACAACGATGGCCTGACATCGCAGTGGGGCTACGCGCTGGAGTCGGAGATCCTGATTCTGAACGAGTTGAAGGAGCCGGACGCCAAGGAGCGCCGCACCCTCGCCAACAAGCTCAAGCCCATCATCGCCGCCCCGCCGGAGACGCTGCCGATCAACCGCAAGGGTCTGCACCCCTACGACATGGTGAATCGCATGATGGTGCTGGCGTTCACGAACGACCCCGTCCCGATTTCGATCTCATCGCAGGACCGCCGCTGGTTCTGCGTCTGGTCTGCGGCGGGGCGTATGCCCGCAGACGAAGCGCAGGCGATGTGGGCTTGGTATCGTTCCGGTGGGTTCGAGACCATCGCCCGCTGGCTGGCTGACCGCGACGTGTCCAAGTTTAACCCGGCAGCGCCGCCCATGTGGACCGAGTTTAAGGAGAACTTGATCGAGAACGGCATGAGCATCGCGGAGTCCTACATCGTGGACCTGATCCGTTCCAAGACCGGCGAGTTCGCTAAGGGTGTCGTCGCCGCGCCGTTCTTCAAGCTGTGCCAGTTTCTGACGGTCAACGCGCCTGGCGGCGTCAAGATCCCACAGGCGGCGCTCCTGCACGCCCTTAAGGAGGCTGGGTGGGTGGACATGGGGCGCATTGGATCGTTCGAGCACTCCAGTAAGCGCCACATCTACGCTGCGCCCGATCTAGCGCGGACGCAGACCAAGAGCTATCTGCGGAACCTGCTAGAGCCTGCGGGCAGCACGGAGAGTAACGTAGTATCTATGCCTGGGCGGCGCTGACATGAAAGACCCCCGGCGCGTTAGCGACCGGGGGCAAGTTGCGTTTCGAACAAACACTAGGACTAGGCTACTCAAACACCTCACAATCTACGCCGGGGCGGACGCCCCAGCGATCCGGTCTTTACCGGATCTGTTTAGCGGCAAGGGCCGCATGTTCATCATCTTCGCGCAGCGCGTGCGTCGCCGCAGGCCATGCGTCTTCAATCTCGCGCGGCGGCAGATCCTCGATTACGCGCAGATTAGCGCGCAGATTCTCGATGCGATACTCCAACGTTTCAACGGTGTCGTTAATGGCGCAAGCGGTTGCGCGGTCATCAACGCCCAAAATACACAATAAATCTTCAATTTCGCGTTCCATTTCGTTATGGAACATTTGTTGTCTACGGCCTTCACAATAATACGCCAGCGCCGCCGCTTCAGCGATAGCTTTAGCCGCAATCTGAATGCGAACATAGGTTATAGCATCATGCTCATTCACACCAATTTTAAACATGTCAGGCTCCCTCTGGGTTGACGGTGAATGGTTGCACGTCAGCGCAACGGTGTAAAGGATTATTTTGCGGTCAGCTTGCGCCCCATTGTGGGGTTGTCGCGCCCGCGCACCTCAGTGTTAGGCCAAACCCATATCTCGCCAGTGTCGTCCTGAATGCACACCCATAGCAGGTGGTGCTCGTCGCCGTTGTCGATCAGGAAGTGGCACAGCGCCCGCCCTAGCGGCGTGGTGAGCGGGATGGTCGGGTTTAGTTGGAGGATCACGGCCTGCCCTCCGTCAGGAACGCAGGCGCATCCAGCGGCTCATCGTCGGGCCTGTCGGGCATGGTAGCGCGGGGCATGGTGGCGGGCGCCTGCGCCTGCACCAGGTCGCGCAGCACCAGTTCGAAGTAGCCCGCGCCGTCCTGCCAATGGTCCTGAAAGCTAGGGTCGCCGCACAGGATACGCGCCACCTTGTCAGCGATGACCTCCAGCGCCTGCGCTTGGGCGACATCGAGCCGTTGCCAATTGCGTGACGTGCGCATCATGTTCTTGAACGCCTGCGAGTAGCTAGCGACTTCACGAAACAGCCCGTGGGTCTGTTCGCGCTCGTTCAGGATTTGGTCTGTGATGCTCATTTGGTGCGGTCCTTTCTTGGGTGTAGGGCGTTCATGATGGTCGTGTGGTCACGATTGCAGAAGATTCCTATCTTTTGTAACGACCACCCATGCTTGCGGAGCGCCTTGTAGACGGCGGCGCGCGCGGCTGTGTAGGGCAGGGCGCGGCTTGGACCCATCGCTTCGGTCCAAGTCATGCCGTGGGGCACGAGCGCGGCCTGAGCGATGCGCCTGGCGGCTGAGATAGTGTACTGGTACGTCATCGGTTCGGGCATCCGCAGTTCCAACTCCGGTTCGGGCGGGGGCGGTGGCGCGATCGCCACCGGCGCGCGCAGTGGTCCGGCGTTGAGACGCGCGCGCACCGCCTTGTAGTGGTCTGACAGGGCCAAGAAGTAATCGACGCTCATGGGACCATCTCCATGAGCCAGCGCCGGGCGTCGCGCTCGTTCTTAGCGTAGCCCAGCGCGCCCAGGACGGTCACGCAGCGCCATGCGCGGGCATGGGTGCGCTTGTAGCGAACGGGGCCGTAGTGGCCCAGCAGGCGCCCGTAGTAGGTCACGGTGCGCGTCGCATCGGGATGGGTTGTGGTTGTAATCATAAGTTCCCCCATTGGTCGGCCATCGCGTCGGCAATGCCTTGGTATGTTCGGCTGCGTTCGCGCCAGCGATTCGGTCCAGGTGGCATTTTGTGTACGCGCGCCTCGCGCCCCTCCACTATATTGGTCGGCCACAGGGGCGGAAGCCCCTTAAGCCACAAACAGGTTTTTTTTGTCTCGCCATGACCGAATTGCCAAGGCTGGATGATCCAATCGGGTTTGCGGATCTTGCTCGATATAACGGACACCGGGTTTTCCAACGCAATGCGCCGGATGGGCGCGGCGAGCAGGTCACGCACGAAGGCGAGCGCCTGCGCCTGTTCCTCGCGTTTGTCCTTGAACCATCGCGCGCCCGACACGGCCAGATGGGTGCAGGGCGGGTGCGCGATCATAAGATCCCATTGCGAGGTGCGCGTGGCGGCGAGCGCGTCTCCTTGTATGTGCCATGCGGGGTCGCCCTCGCATGGTAGCAGGTCGCAGGACCAAGCGTCATGGCCGCGCGCCCGGAAGGCGTCGCGCACGGTCGCGCTGAACTCGCAGGCGATCAGAACGCGCACGTCACGCCCTCCGATTCTGAGCGCGCACCGCGCGCAGGATGGCCTGGCCGTCGCTCTCCCATACGCCGGACGCGCAGGGGCACGGGTGCGTCGGTAGCTCTCGCGCCAGCTCACGGGCTTGCAGGGCGCGTATGGCCGCCAGCACGGCCTGACCGTAGGCGCGCCGGTCGGCGTCGGGGTTGCGCCTGTAACGGTCCAAGCCGGTGAGCTTAGGGTAGGATTTCTGATTTTCGTCGGCGTCACGGTCGGTATAGGTTTTGCGCTTTGCCATGGTCAGACCTCCAAATCTATAGCGCCAGCATGGCGATTAGCGCGCCCACGACTAGCATTGATGTCAGGGTGAGGATTGCTTCGAGTATCGCGATCATTGGACAGGTTCCGTTGCGTGGGGAGCGGGGGGCGACGCGCAGGGGTGCGCGCCGTGGGGGCGATGGGGCGGATGGGTGTTACGCGCATTAGAAGACGCGGACGGCGTTGGAAAGCTTCTGGGTCAGACCGTATTCCGTCACGGTTGACACGTCAGTATAGGCGACATCCCAGCCTCTAGGAGTGGGTTCGCGCTCCCATGACCATTTAGCGTGAGTGTCAAGCTGCGCCCAAATGGGGCGGGGCGCACCCTTGTCGTAGGTGGGGCGGCGGCGGACATCTTCATTGTAAGCGATCTCGCCGGGGGTCGGGTTATGCGTCATGGCGTGGGTTCCTTCAAGCTGAAAGCGTGAAAACGTAATTGCCATTTGGCAATGAACCGGTTCCGTCAATAGCGACGCCTGCCCATGCAAGCTTGTCCATTAACGCATCCGCCGCCATGCGCGCGTTGTCATCGGTTGACGCGCCATAATGATACGGAACCGTCACGCTGGCGCCGCCAGCAACAAAAGCTTTGAAACGTGACCCCCGGCTATTCGTGGGGCCAAAATAGCGGACTTGGATGGCTTTCATTGTGTTTGTTCCTTTTTTTGATCTCATCAGACGGCGCGTGACGCCGTGACGGGCGGTTGCCCGTTTCGACCTGTTATTGCGCGGCGAGAAACGCTTGCAGGATGGTTTCTTTGGGGGCGATTGACCAAGTGGCGATGTTCTTCTGAAACAGATCCGCCATTTCCTTTTGTATCGCCACGATGTTCTTGCCGGTTGAACGTTTGAACGCGGACCATTTTTGCGTCTTAACCGAAAACACGCGCTGCCAAACGATAGGGGCGGACGTGTTGTGGTTGTACGAGATCCACAGTTGGTTTTTGTATCCGTTCTGAAATTGCATTTCGCCGATCAGGGTGGCTGTCTTATGGATGTACGTCATGGTGCTTGCTCTCCGTGTTGGCGCTCTGATTGGCGCTCTATGACGCCCCCCGTGAGGGGCGCTTAGAGCGTCGATCAGCGCGGGCCCTCCCGCATGATCGTGCCCGCCATCATCCAGATGATCCAACCGATGAAAGAGGTGAGGAAGATCAGGGAGCCCATCACGTCGTTTTCCATTTTGCGTTCCTTCGTTTGCGCCGTTTCGATGACTAACCCTACTCTCGTCATTTAGGCTTGTAAAGCTTTTTAATGCAAGATAGCGAAAATAGTTTTTAGGCGTCTTTTTGGCGGCCTGTTAGGCGTGGGATTAGGCGTGGGGATTGCCTAGGATTGCGGGGAGTTTGGCTATTTAGGCTAATGATAGGTTATACGTTAAGAAAAAATGATTTTTATATATAGGTGTATATGGGGCGCGCTGATCCGCGTTTTAGCAGCGATTTTTTCCCCGCGCCTAAAATGCCTAAAGTGACTAAGTGCCATTGCCGCCCCGCGCACCTAGGCGCGTCACCTGGGCTTATTAGGCCACTTGGGCTATTGCTCGCACATAGCCTAAAAC